TTTTTTAATGACTGGTAGTAGATTAAAAAGAGCTGCTGGATTTGGTGGTATAGTATCAGCAGAAGAAGCATCTAAAAGATTATTTACTGATGAAAGACCAATGAATGAAACATTAATAATTAGTGCTGGTGGTTTTATTATACCAGCAATGTTTCCTAGTTTGCCAAGAAGTGTTGGTAAAAATTTTGATGAAACTGCTGATGCATTAGATGCAGCAGATGATGTAATATTTAATAGTAAGTATAGTGTAGGTGCAGCTTCTCCTAAAAGTAGCACTTTGTTAAGAGAAGAAGAATTACAAAAATTAAATAAAATTAAAAAAACTGGATTAGGTTTATTAGCTGAAGATTCAGGAATTAATCCTGTGTTTAGAGTATTACAAAAAGGAATTAGTAATGCTCAAATAATGATAGAAAATATTTTAGAAAGTAAATTGTATCAAGTTAAAAATACTAAAGACGGAATAACAGTTACACAAACAATAGAAAGATCTATAGCTGCTAGATATACAGAATTAGTATTAAAAAATACTACAATTATAGAAGCAGCATATACTGATTATTTAAAAAGATTAGGAATAAAACCACAAGGTTTTTTTGAAAGAACTTTAGATACTAAATTTGGAACTAATAAAGGTAATGTAAAAGTAATGTCTCCTAAACAATTTAGAGAACAAGTTACTTCTTATAGAATGGGTAATAAAAATGTAGAGCCAGAAGTAATACAAGCATCAAAAGGATCAGATGATTTTTTTAATATTATTGGAAAAGAATATGAAACATTAGAAATTGTACCACAATGGGCAAATGCTCAAATACAATATTTATCTTTATTAGAAGCAACTGTAACTAAAGCAGATGTTAAAGCAAATATAGCAGCAAGAATAAGAAAGTTAGAAAAAGATAGAGATGCATTAATAAAAAAAGGAATATTAAGAAAAGGTATGTATGTACCTATACTTTATAAAAAAGATGAAATAGTTAGAAGGTTTGCAGATTTTGAATTACTTATGCGTAGAGCAATAGCAAGATCAGGAACTAAATTATCAGATGATGAAATAAATAAAATAATAGAAAGTTTTGTAGAATACCAACCTTACATAGCATACGAAAATATAGCTAGACAATTTAAAAGATTATCAAGATATTCTACAATGAACGCTAGTGAAAAAGAATTATTAGAAACAGAACTATTAACTAAAATGGATAGAATATCATCTAGGTTTAAAGCTAGAAATTTAGATATAGATTATGAAGAATTGGCTGCGGCTGGGTTTATTGAAAAAGATATAAATATAATAAACAGAATGTATTACAATCAAACTATACCAGATATTGAAATAACAAAAAGATTTGGTGATCCAATGGGATATGGATCTAACTATCAAGCTGGTAAAAATATTGTAGGCATGAGACAAATAGCCGAAGAATATGATGATATGATTGAAGATAGTTTGAAAGTTGTAAATGGTAAAAAAGTTATGACTGCAAAAACAAAAAAATTAATAAAAGAAAAAGATCAAATATTAGAAGATTTAGATGCATCTATTGGATTAGCTAGAGGTACATATGGTTTAGCAGAAGATCCAAATAGAGCAATTAGTAGAGGAATAAGAATAAGTAAATTATATAATGCAACAACTATGTTAACAGGAATTAGTCAAGTAGTTGATACAGCAAGATTAGTAGCAATAAATGGAGTTGGTAAAACTTTTAAATTATCTTGGGAGATGTATTCTAGTGGAATGGGAAAAGAAATATTTAAAATGTCTAAAAGATCAGCAAATCTTGGTGGTGAAGCATTAGATATGGCAACAAGTCAAAGAGCTATGTCAATGTATGGAATGGACGATGTTCACGGAGTTTTTAATAAATTTGAAAGAGGTGTTAGCTCAGTAGGTAATTTATATTTTACATTTTTAAATTTAAGTAATCCATGGAACACAGGTGTTAAAACAATGGCTGTATTTTTTAATGGATCTAGAATGTTAGAATCAATAGAAAAATTAGTTCTTACTGGTAAGTTAGATAAAGTTAATAAAATGAGATTAAGAAATCTTGGTATAACAGATGATCTAGCTAAAAAAATATATACTCAATATACAAAACATGGATATGGAAAAAATGCTAAATCATGGAAGTCTGTTGGTGATAATTATAAATATATGCGTGTTGGTAATACAGAAGCATGGGATCAAACTGATGAAGCAATAGAAGCTACTAAAGCATTTCATGCAGCACTAGGTAAACAAGCAAGAATAGATATTGTTACTCCAAGTAAAGGTGATGTACCATTATGGTCTAATACAGAACTTGGTGGAATAATATTACAATTTAAAAAATTTGGTATAGCTTCTACTCAAAGTATGTTGTTTAGAGGTATGCAAGAAAGAGATGCATTATTTTTACAAAGTGTTTTAATGTTAATGGCTGCTGGTGCTATGGTAGATGCATTTAGACAAAAAGCATTTGATAGAGATTATAGTAAAAAACCTACTGGTCAAAAATTAGTAGATGCATTTGATAGATCTGGTTTAGGTGGATATTTTTCAGATATTAATAATGCTATTGAAAGATTAAGTAATAATCAAATAGGAGCTAGACCTTTGTTAGGATCTAAAAAACCTTATGGAACATACAACCAGAAAAAAAATCTTGGGCCTTATGGTATGCCAATAGCAGATGTTCTTGGTCCAACTGCTTCTCAATTAGAAAATATTGCAGATATAGCTTTTTCTTGGGGTACAGGTAAATACAATCATCATACTGCAAAGAATGTGCGTAGACTTTTACCCTTTCAAAATGTATGGTTTTTAGATTCATTATTTGATGAAGTTGAAAAAGAAGGACTTAGATGAGCATTACAATATCAGCAACAGATCCTAGAGTACAATATACTGCTAGTGGTGGTCAAACAGCATTTAGTGTACCATTTGAATTTTTTGCCGATGCAGATTTAGTAGTAATAAAAACTTCTGGTGGAACAGATACTACATTAACTTTAGCTTCTAGTCCATCTAGTGCTGCACAATATTCGGTAACTGGAGCTGGAGCTAGTGGTGGTGGTAATATTACTTTAGGTGGTGGAGCTACTGTAAATGATAAATATACTATATTTAGAAATTTAAGTATTTCTAGATCAACTGATTTTCCAACATCAGGTACATTCCCAATAGAAACATTAAATACAGAATTAGATAAACTTGTTGCAATGATACAACAAAAAGGAGTAGATATTAAACTATCTCCTAGAGCTTCTTCTTCATCATCAACTGCATACAATTTAATATTCCCTGAGTTAGTAGCTAACAAAGTATTATCGGTTAATTCTTCTGGTAATGCTATTGAGTTTAGTCAATCAATTACTGACGTACAAGCTGTAGCTGCAATAGCTTCTGATGTATCGGCTGTGGCTGCAATAGCCAGTGATGTAGCAGCAGTAGAAAATATTGCGAGTGATGTATCAACTGTTGCCGCAGATGCTTCTGATATAGGTGCTGTAGCTGGAAAAGCTACCGAGATTGGAAGATTAGGTACTTCTGATGCAGTAGCAGATTTAGCAATACTAGGTACTTCAGCAATCGTAACTGACATGGATTTATTGGCAACTTCTGCCAATGTAACAGCTATGGGGCATTTAGGTACTTCGGCTAATGTAACTGCTATGGGATTACTAGGCACAAGTGCTGTTGTAACCGATATGGGTTTATTAGGTAATGCTGATGTAATTGCTGATATGGCTTTACTCGGTAACTCTGATGTTATTGCTGATATGGCAATCTTAGCAACATCAGATATTGTAAGTGATCTTAATACTTTAGCAACAAGTGATATAGTTTCTGATTTAAATACCCTTGCTACTTCTGACATAGTTTCTGACATTAATACTTTAGCAACTTCTGACATAGTATCTGACTTAAATACTTTAGCTACCTCTGATATTGTTACTGACTTAAATATTCTTGGTACTTCTGCAAATGTAACAAATATGGCAACACTTGGAGCTTCTGGTGTTGTTGGAAATATTGCTACTGTTGCTGGATCAATTTCAAATGTTAATACTGTTTCATCAAATATTAGTAATGTAAATAATTTTGCAGCTAGATATAGAATAGACTCAAGTGATCCTAGTTCTAGTCTTGATGCTGGTGATCTTGCTTTTAATACAAGTTCTAATACTCTTAAATATTATGATGGATCGGCTTGGCAGAATATAACTGCTGACACAGATGTTAAAACTAAGGTTAGTTCTAACGATTCTACTGCTGGTTTTTTAAATGGTAAATTGGTTGCTGGTGACAATGTGACGTTTACAGAAAACAATAATGGTAGTAATGAAACATTAACTATTGCAGCAACAGATCCAACTGCTCTTGCAATAGCTCTCGGATAGAAAGGAGAATATGGCTAATACATTTAAAACTGTAACTTTTGCAGCTGAGCCAGCTTCGGCTGGAACACCTTATACAATGTATACTGTAGCTGGTAGTACAACTACTGTTGTTCTCGGTTTACGTCTTACTAATATCCATACTACTTCTGTATCTGTTGAAGTGGAATTGGTTAGTGATACTGCAAATCGTAATGGAGCAAACAATGTAGCTAATGGTACTGCGTTTCTAGCTAAAGATGTTGTTATTCCAGCAAAATCTAGTTTAGAAATTTTGGCTGGTAGCAAGATTGTAATGGAAACTACAGATGTACTAAAGATAGATTGTTCAGTAGCTGATAAAGTTTCTGGTGCATTATCAATAATGGAGATTACTTAAGAGTGACTTACATTGGGCAACAACCTAGCACTACTTTTGATTCTGGTATTCAAGATCGTTTTACTGGTTTAACAACTAACACAGTAACGCTTACACATGACATATCTGCTGAAACAGATATTCTTGTTGT